ACAGTCCACTTCTCAAGGGCGAAAACAAGCTGCAAGATGTTAAAGACCTCTGCGAGATTGTAAAGATACCTTTGATGCCGTGGCAGGAGTTTGTCCTCAAGGATATGCTCACTGTGGACAAGGCAGACAACTGGGTCAGGAAAACTAACCTGATTCTTGTTGCCCGGCAAAATGGCAAGACACATTTAGCGCGTATGTTAATTCTTGCCCACCTAATCAAGTGGAATACCAATGTCCTTATCATGTCCTCAAACCGATCTATGGCTCTGGACACCTTTCGTCAAATCACTAGCCTATTGGAGACAAATGACCATCTCAAGGGATTCGTTAAACAGATCCGACACGCCAACGGCACAGAGTCTATTGAGATGTTATCTGGAGCAAGGCTTGACGTTGTTGCAGCAACTAGAGACGGCTCTCGAGGTCGATCAGTCAATGGATTGCTCTACATCGACGAAATCCGAGAAATCACAGAGGAAGGATTTAGAGCTGCTACTCCTACAACTAGAGCTCACCCAAACTCTCAAACGCTTCTTACCTCTAATGCAGGAGACGCATTCTCAACTGTGCTCAATGACTTACGAGAACGAGCAATCGATTATCCGCCAAAGTCTTTTGGATTCTATGAGTATTCTGCGCCACAATACTGCAAAATAAACGATAGACAGGCATGGGCTTTGGCTAACCCTTCTCTGGGGTACACAATTACAGAAGAAGCAATTGAAGAAGCGATAGCAACATCTCCTATTGAAAATACGCGCACAGAAACTCTATGCCAATGGATTGACAGTCTTTCATCACCCTGGCCTCATGGCGTATTAGAGGACACATCCGATAGCACACTAGAAATGGCTGTTGGGGCTTATACTGTATTCGGTTTCGATGTCAGTCCTTCACGCAGGAACGGATCATTGGTCGCAGGACAGCTACTCCCAGATGGGAGGATTGGCATCGGAATTCTAGAGACTTATGCTTCTCAAGTAGCCATTGACGAACTCAAAATGGCGGCATCTATAAAATCGTGGGTAGATATTTACAAGCCGAGGCTTGTCACCTTCGATCGCTATGCTACTCAAACGATTGCCGATAGACTCTCTAATGCTGGAGTTATGGTCGAGGATGTCTCAGGGCAACAGTTCTACAAAGCCTGTGGAGATTTGCTAGAAGGCTTAGTCAATCACCGCGTAGTTCACAATGGACAGGCTGAACTGATCCAGCAAATGAATAACTGTGCAGCTAAAGTCAATGACAGCGCGTGGCGCATAATTAAGCGCAAGTCTGCTGGAGATATCTCAGCACCTATTGGCTTGGCAATGGTTGTTTCTAAGTTAATGATTCCTCAACCTAAGCCACAGATATATACTTAGACACGCCCTAGCATATTGTCTAATCTCTTGACAAATGCTACAATTTCTGTCTATGGGTAAATTATTGCAAGCGTTTGGGCTAGAGCCTAAAACACAATTACAAGCTCAAGCAGCACCTCAAGTGCTTGGTGAGTATTCACCTTATGCAATGCCTTTCCAGTATGCCTATGTAAGCAGAGAAGATGCTCTTAGCGTTCCTGCATTACAAAGATGCCGTAACCTTTTAAGCGGAACTATTGGAGCAATACCTTTAGAGCTTTACAAGAAATCTACTAATGAAGAACTTGGCTCACCTGCATGGTTAGAGCAACCTTCATATTCACAGCCACGATCTGTCACCATTGCCTATACAGTTGAATCATTACTCCTATATTCGCAGGCTTTTTGGAAAGTGGTAGAGGTCTATCAGGAAGATGGACGTCCTTCTCGTTTTGAGTGGATTGCAAACAACCGCGTTACTATCACATTAGATAGCACTAACACTTATGTAAAATCTTACGCAGTCGATGGCATGACTTTGCCAATGGACGGACTGGGATCTTTAGTTACTTTCCAGTCACTGCTTCCTGGCATTCTAAACACAGGCGTACAAACAATTCGCGCAGCTATTGACGTCCAAAAGGCAGCAACAATTGCAGCATCTACTCCAATGGCTACCGGTTATATTAAGAATACTGGTGCTGATCTAGATCCTAAAGAAGTATCTGGCTTACTAGCTGCATGGCGCACTGCTCGCAATAATCGCAGCACTGCTTACTTAACATCTACTCTTGAATATAACCCAGTGTCATTCTCTCCTAAAGACATGATGTATAACGAGGCAATCCAGAATCTTGCTACTGAGATTGCTCGTCTTTGCAATGTCCCTGCTTACTATGTATCAGCGGAGATGAATAACTCAATGACTTATGCAAATGTGCAAGATGAGCGTAAGCAATTCTTATCACTATCTTTACAACCATTTATTTCAGCGATTGAAGATCGCCTATCTATGGATGATATTACTGCTCGTGGCAATGTAGTGAAGTTTGATATTGACAAAAACTTCTTGCGTACTGATCCACTTCAAGAACTAGCAGTAATCGAAAAATTACTTAGCCTTAACCTAATCACTCAAGAGCAGGCTATGGAAATGACTGATCTAACACCTAACGGAAGTCAAGGTATGGAATGAACCAAGTAATTACCTTCTCAGCTGATCTCACAGCAGACTCAGCAAGTCGCACTATCTCAGGAAAAATTGTGCCTCTTAATGTTGAAGCAGGATCTACCAACATGGGCAAAGTAATCTTTGCTTCTGGGTCAATCGACATTGCAGATGTTAAAGCAATCAAGCTGCTAAGCCAGCATGACACTAAGAAGCCTCTAGGTCGAATGGTTTCATTCAGCGAATCAGAAGATGCTATCCACGCGGTATTCTCTGTCAGTCGTTCACAGCGCGGTACAGAAGCTCTTATCCTTGCAGAAGAAGGATTACAAAGCGGTCTGTCAATCGGTGCAGAAGTATTAAAATCAAAAATTAAAGACGGCATCACTTATGTATCCTCAGCCCGTCTCGTAGAAACGAGCCTTGTCTCGGAGCCTGCATTTAAGTCGGCTCAAGTCACAGATATTGCAGCAGAAGAATCTGCTGTAGAAGAAGAAACCCAACCAACAGAAAGCGAGACAGCCATCGTGGAAAACACCACTCCAGCAGTCGAAGCAACACCAGTTGAAGCACCAGCGGTTGAAGCTGCTCGCCCAACTGTTACAGCAATGTCATATACAAAGCCACGCATTGAATTAACAGCGGCTAAGTATGCAGAAAACACAATCCGCGCAGCACTAGGTGATGAGTCAGCTCGTCAATACCTATTAGCAGCAGATGACACAACAGATAACGCTGGTCTAGTACCAACACGCCAACTATCTGAAATCATCAACCCACTAGGCACAACAATCCGTCCTTCAATCGACGCAATCTCTCGTGGAGTATTGCCAGATGCAGGTATGACTTTCGAGATCCCAAAGATCACAGTAATGCCAACAGTCGGTGAAGTTGCAGAAGGCGCAGCATTTACAGAGACAGATCAGAACTCAGCGTTCCTATCAGTATCAGTAAAGAAGTACGCTGGACAACAGACATTCTCTGTTGAACTTCTAGATCGTACATCTCCAGCATTTTTTGATGAGCTAGTTCGCAACATGGCAGCAGCTTACGCAAAGACAACAAACGCAGCAGTAAACGCTGCTCTTATTTCAGGCGCAACAGCAGATGCAACTACAACAGTTACATATCCAACAGCAGCAGAATTGCTAGGAATTGTCGCTCGCGGATCAGCTTCTGTATACGCAGCAACAGCAGGACTACCAAATCCATTTGCTCGCAACATGGTCGTATCAACAGGACAATGGTCAAACATCATGTCTCTAAACGATGCAGGACGTCCAATCTACACAGCATCACAGCCAATGAACGCAGGCGGTCAAGTAGCACCAACATCACTAACAGGTAATGTTGCAGGACTTAACCTCTATGTTGATCCAACAAACGCTGGCGATGGCGATGGAACAATCCTTATCGTGAACCCAGATGCATACACATGGTATGAGAGCCCTACCTACCGCCTACGCGCTGAATCAACAGCAGCAGGACAGGTAACAATCGGCTACTACGGCTTTGGTGCGATTGCAACTAAGGTCGGAGCAGGCGCATTCAAGAATAACAAGGCGTAAGCCACACTAAGTCGCTCTAGGGGGTCGGTAGCCCTCCGACTCCCTAGAGTCTTTAGAAAGGAATGGGAATGGCACTTACAACAGTCGCAGAACTCCGCAGCACTCTCGGAGTCGGTACTTTGTATCCAGATGCCACCCTGCAAGAAGTCTGCGATGCTACAGATGCAGTCCTTCTTCCAATGTTATGGGCGCCTAAATGGTTTGCAGTAGCGCACAGCAACATCGTGAGCGAAGGCACTCTTTACTTTGACATTCCTGTCACAGATATCTTCTATGTCGGACAGACTGTAACTATCTCTAATTCCGGTACTAAATACAATGGATCTAAAACTATTGCTAGTGTCGGTGCTTATTCAATCTCAGTGCCTACGACTCACACAGTCGTACAACCTAAACACCCTATTGAGCCATTTGGCACAGTAACAGCTGAGACTTACACAGACTGGACAACCGATATGGCAGTCCAGCAAGCAGCTCTTATGATATCTGTAGAAATCTGGCAAGCGCGTACAGCCACCCTTTCAGGCAGTAACGCTGTCGATTTCCAGCCAAGCCCTTACCGAATGAGCGCACAGCTTCTCGCTAAGGTGCGAGGATTGATCGCACACGCACTAGATCCGCGCTCAATGGTGGGCTAATGCCAGCACCAGCCATAACAACACTTCGCACTACTTTAGCCACTGCTCTAGTAGATAACACTAAGTATCAGACTTTTGCATTCCCGCCATCTGTTGTTTTGGCTAATTCTGTAATCGTGTCTCCAGATGATCCATATTTGACACCGACTAACAATCAACATATCACTATCAGCCCGATGGCTAACTTTAAGATTATTATCACAGTGCCTTTGTTTGATAATGAAGGCAACCTCAATGGAATAGAAGAGGCAGTTCTTGGTGTGTTCACTAAGTTAAATGCATCTGCCTTGACCTATAATGTAAGCGCAATAAGCGCACCAAGTATTCTCAATGCTGCATCAGGCGATCTGCTCAGCTGTGAGATGTCCGTAAAAATCCTAACAAGTTGGAGTTAATATGTCCGAGTGGGAAAAAGAAAACGAAGCCTTCCTGATCAAGATCGGGCAGGTAGCACCAACATCACCAAAGCCAGCAACTACTAAGAAAGACGAGGAATAATCTCATGGCTGTATTTCTAAATAACTTGGTCGGCGTGAAGATTAACTCTGTTGATCTTTCTGACCATGTAACATCTGTAACAATCAACCGCGTATTCGATGAACTCGAAGTTACTGCAATGGGTGACAGTTCACACAAGTTTGTCAAGGGTCTTGAATCATCAACAGTGACAATCGACTTCCTAAACGACACAGCATCAGCAAACGTATTGGCAACACTACAAGCTGCATGGGGAACAACAGTCACAGCTGTATTCCTACAGACAAAGGGAACAGCAGTCTCAGCGACTAACCCTCTTTATACAGTGTCATTGCTAGTGAACAACACAACAGACATCAATGGTGCTGTTGGTGACATTGGCACACAGTCAATCACATTCACTGCTAACTCAACAGTTGCAGTAACCACAACAGGCACATTCTAAACAAATAAACAAAGGGGCTAATCATGGCAAAGTTAAAGATCGTTCGGTTAGATGGAAGCGTACTTGAAGGCGAAATTACTCCAGCAGTGGAGTATGCGTTTGAGCAGTACGCTAAAATGGGCTTCCACAAGGCCTTTCGAGACCAAGAACTCCAGTCGCACGTCTACTGGCTTGCTCATGAGATAACACGCAGATCAGGTGAAACTGTTAAGCCTTATGGAATGGACTTCATTGAAACGCTTCGCAGCGTGGAAGTGTTGGACTCAGACCCTTTAGCTTAAAGCGCGATCTTCCATTCACCTATCTAATTGCTAGGCTAAGCATTAGGTTGGGAATCGCGCCACAGCAATTGTTAGAACTAGATAAGACCATGCTAGATGCACTTATGCAAGGTCTCAAGGATGAAGCAAAGGAGATAGACGATGCCAGTAAGCGTAAAAGGCGCGGTTAATCTCCGAAAGGCTTTGCGTAAATTTACTCCCGATCTTGCTAAGGAAACTCAGCAGAATATCGCTGGGGCATTAAAGCCCATCACTAAAACTGCTAAGGGTTATTTGCCAGATGATAGTTCAGTCCTAAGCGGATGGTTGCCTAGAGAAAACTCTCAGGGTAACTTCCCAACTTATACGGCTCGCATTGTTAAGGCTGGCATTGGTTACAAAACCACACCATCAAAGCCCAATCGCAGAGGCTTTCGATCATTGGCTCGCGTGTTTAACAAAAGCGCAGCTGGTGCCATCTATGAAACTATGGGTCGTAAAACTCCTAACAGTCGCTTTGTGCAAAATCAGAATAGTAAGTATGGCGCACAAATGAAGGGCACTGGCAAGATGGAAGGTCGTGCCTTGTTTCGTGCTTATGAAGAAAACAATGGCAAAGCCAAAGATGCAGTCCTTAAAGCCATCAAGATGGCATCAGATAAACTTAATGCTAGAGCGACAGTGAGAGGCTAATCATGGCAAATATAGTCATAGATATTGCAGCCGAGTTCACAGGCGGTAATGCTTTTAAGAAGGCTGATACCGCAACCGACAAACTTAGTAAAAGTGCCAGCAAACTTGGTAAGGCTTTAATCGGGCTTTACAGCACACAAAAGGTATTGGCTTACGGCAAGGCTTCAATTCAGGCAGCAGCCCAAGATGAGAAGGCTCAGAAACAACTAGCACTAGCTCTTAGAAACGTTGGCCTTGGTAGAGATGTTGCTTCTTCAGAGGCTTACATCCAAAAGTTACAAAGGGAGTTCGGCGTCCTTGATGATGAACTGCGCCCTGCCTATCAGACCTTAGCGGTTGCCACACAGGACTCAGCCGAATCTCAAAGACTATTACAGATCGCTTTAGATATCAGTGCGTCCACAGGTCGCGATTTAGGCTCTGTAACAGGTGCGCTATCAAAAGCGTTTCTAGGTAGCAACACAGCCCTAAGCAAGTTAGGCGTAGGCATCTCTAAGGCTGATCTCAAGGCTAAGTCTTTTAAGCAAATCACCGATCAGTTAGCCACTACCTTTGCGGGGTCTGCAACCGAGTCTGCTAATTCTTTGCAAGGCTCAATGGACAAGTTATCTGTTGCCTCAAATAACGCTAAAGAGATTATTGGCGAAGGCTTAGTAGATGCATTGCAAGCACTAGGGGGCGAGAACTCTGTTGAGGATCTTGCTGTAAACATGGAAAGTTTCGCTCAAAAGACCGCAGATGCAATATCAGGCGTAGGTATCTTAATTGCAAAACTAAAACAAAACTCACCAATTCTTGAGAAGTTATTTGACTTTGCAGCCAATGCCCGAGGTGTGGCACAGGCGTTGGGCGAAGTAGCAAGAATACAAGAAGAAGCGTTGGCTGCTAGAACTAACTTTGGTGCTGCTTCAGGTGCTACAGGATTTGACAAAGGCTTTGGAACATCAGCCAAACTAATTAAAAACTCTAAAGTCCTTACAGCTGAGGAATTGAAGCAACTTAAAGCCAAGCAATTAAAGTACGCTATTGACAAGGCTAACCTTGCCCTTAACAAGGGATCTAATGTCTTTGACATTGAGAAGATCCAATTAGCGGCAGCTGAGAAAAGTGCGGCTGAGCAACTAGGTAAGGTAACTAGCCAAGCACAACTGCTCCAGATTACTAACGATCTGGCTCGCCTAGAAGTTAAGCAATCAATCCTTGCTTTAGATGAGGCCATTGCCTCAAAGGATGTCGCAGCTATTACTGCTGCAACTAATAAACTTAACGCAGACTTGCAAGTTCTTGGTGCGCTTAATAACCAAAAGGTTAAACTTACTGAGATCGATGACATCCTAAAGGCAATACTTCCAAAGGATTTAATTAACCTCAAGAATCTTGATGAGGCTATTGCTAAGTTAAAGATTATCGGTGGCGGTGGCAGTATGGCAACACACGCTAACCCCATTTTAGGCGATCCTAATGCGAGTCCTAAGGGTTATCCAACAGCAGCAGCAACTAATGCAGCACTGGCTAAAGGCAGTTTTGTTGCTATAGTCCCAGACTCAAGCGGAACTATCGGGTATTCTGGCAATGCAGGTAATTATGCTTCAAGCGGTTTTCCAGGCGCGCAAAAAAATGGCAGCATGAATGTGTATGTAACTGTTACTGCAGGCACTATTGCCAAGCCTGATGAACTAACAACCATGATACAAGATGCTGTTATAAGTCTTAACAAGCGCGGTGACTTACTAACTTACGCTGGGTCACTATGACCAGACCCGTAGTTAATGTCATCATTGACTTCTCTACTGGAGCAGCCTTTGGCTATCCGTTTATTCTAGACTCATCTGAATTAGGCGGTGGAGATGTCCTATCCGATTCTGCCACTAGCCTTGTCGTAGATGTCTCCAACCTTTTAGATAGCGTCCAGACTAATCGAGGTCGCAATATCTCATCTGAGCAATTCCAGACAGGTACAGCTTCAATTCGTGTGTTGGATCAGAATGGTGATTTTAACCCACAGAACCCAGCATCGCCTTATTACACTTACCTAAACCCAATGCGTAAGATGACTATTACTGCAACCTACTTGGGAGTAACTTATCCAATCTTTGCAGGGTACATAACAGGCTATAACACCACCACGCCTAAATTTACTGGCGATCTTGTTTATACAACTATTACAGCGGTAGATGGTTTCCGTCTGTTTCAGAATGCTCAATTCTTTGGCGTTACTGGGGCTGTTGCAGGCGAGACTACAGGCGTTCGCATTGGCAAGATCCTAGATACTATTGGTTTCCCTGCTACCCTGCGAGACATCGACACAGGACTTACAACAGTCCAAGCCGATCCAGCCACCCAGAGGACAGCCCTACAAGCCTTGCAAACTTGTGCTACAACCGAGTATGGCGCAATCTATATGGATCACACAGGTCGGGTTACTTTCCAAGATCGTAACCTGACTGTCTCATCCGTTTCAGGCACTCCAGTAGTGTTTAACGACGATGGCACAGCCATTGGCTATTTTGATGTTAAGTGGGTCTTTGACGATACTCAGGTCTATAACCTTGCTACTGTCATCCGCACAGGTGGCACAGTGCAGACTGCCTCAGATGCAGCTTCTATTGCTAAGTTCTTTACTCACAGTTATAACCAGTCTGGGTTGCTTATGCAGACAGATGCAGTAGCCCTAGATTATGCCCTAGCCTTTGTTGCTTCTCGCAAGGAAACATCTAGCCGAGTGGATGAATTGACTTTGGATCTTCAGCAGGATAATTACACTGCGGGAACTATTGCTGGACTTGATCTAGATTTTTTTGATCCAATCAGTGTGACTACAAACCAGCCCAACAACACAACCTTATCCAAGACAGTGCAGGTATTTAACATATCTCATTCAATTACGCCTAGCTCATGGAAAACTAGGTTCGGCACAGCTGAGCCTATTATCGATGGGTTCATCTTGGATTCTGCATTATACGCTATTCTAGGCACTAGCGTTTTAAGTTACTAAGGAGAAGACATGGCAGCAGGACTAGGCTTTAAGACATTCACCACAGGTGAAGTCCTAAGCGCGGGAGACACTAATGGGTATCTCATGCAGGGTGTGCTGGTCTTTGCCAGTGCAGCAGCTAGAGATGCTGCTATTACATCTCCACAAGAAGGACAATACGCATATCTAAAAGACACCGATGCAACAGTCTATTACAGCGGATCAGCATGGGTAACGGCCGGAAGCAGTGGATCAATGACTTCTATTGCCAGCGGAAGCGTACCAACTGGCACAACGACTTTGAGCCTTACTTCTATCAGCGGTTCTTATACACATTTACAAATGGTCGTTTATGCATGGAATGGATCAGGCAATAACACAGTTATCTGCCGTCTAAACAATGATTCAGGTGCAAACTATGCTTTCTCTAATACTGGCTTTACAACAGGTTCTGCTAGAGCTTCAGGACTTACTGGTCAGACATCATTTAACTTGGTATCTGGAGATTCAGCAATCAGCGGTAACAATAAAAACATTTCAGTAATCAACATTCCTTTTTACACAGACACCACAACTGGTAAGACTTTCAATGCATCTACTGGTTTTCTAGACTCAACATCAGGTAGAGCGCAAACGACTATAAATGGTTACTACTCAGGCACTAACGCAGCAGTAACTCGTATTGATTTTATTTATGGATCTAACTGGTCTGGCGGCACTTACGTACTTTATGGAGTGAAATAATGAAAATCTACGAACACAATACTGAAACAGGCGTAGCAGAAGAACGCGACATGACAGCTGCTGAAGTAAAGCAATGGGAAGCAGATAAAGCTAAAGCAGAAGCAGACCGCCTAGAAGCGGAAACTAAGGCTGATGCTAAGGCTGCGCTACTAACTAAGTTAGGCATCACTGCTGAAGAAGCAGCACTGCTACTTGGATGAAACCGCAATTAAGTAAAGCTGCCAAGCAACTACGCGAGCAGTTCGATGACACATTCCCAGATCGTGACCGCACATCGGATGGCTGGATCGGTGATACCCGACACGCAGCTCGCCCTAGCGATCATAATCCCGATGCTAATGGCTGGGTTCGTGCCATCGATGTTGATCGTGATGTCAGTGGTAAGTCCAAACCAGACCTCATGCCAGATATTGCAGATCAGATTCGTCTCTTATGCAAGTCTAAAAGAGAACGCAGAATTACCTACATTATCTTTGATGGTCGTATCGCCTCATCAAAAAAGAATTGGGCATGGCGAGAATACACAGGGGCTAACAAACACAACCACCACTGTCACATCTCGTTTGCGAAAGAAGCTGACGATGATGGGGCTTTTTTTCAAGTACCTATGCTAGGAGCATCTGATGAATAACATTTCAATGATTATTGCTGGTATCGCAGGATTAGTGGCAATCCCTGTGCTACGCCAAGCGATCAAGTCATACCGCGCTAAGAAGTCTGTTGCAGACATCGTGGTTGATTCCATAGAAGCTGCAATAGATCAGGTAGAGAAGAAGTGACCCAGAGTGACTTTTTTACATTCTATCTGGCTACCCTTGGGGTCATTGGGGGTCTTGCTGGTTATGTCATTACTCATCTGCTCTCGGAGATTAAAAGACTAAACCAGCGTGTCGATGAGATTTATAACATACTTCTAGAGCGATAATTTTCCTATGGCGAGAAAAGCAACTAAGCAGCTAGAGGATCAGGGTTACTCAGCACTTGATGCTTATTGCATTGGTGTCTATGAGTATTACAAATCACTGCTAAGAGCAGGGTTTGCCGATGACTTAGCACTGGCTATCATCATCGAGCCATCATCCTATCCTCGCTGGATTTTGCCTGATGAAATCCCGCCAGAGAAGTTAGGCGATTACGAAGATGAGGACGATGATTAAGAAACGCTATCTGGTGATCTCGGATCTACAGATCCCCTATCACCATGAGCAAGCCGTTAAGAATCTAATCAAGTTAGTAAAACGTGAGAAGTTTGACCTCGTATTAAACACAGGCGATGAGCTAGATATGCAATCGCAAAGCAAGTGGGCACAGGGCACTAAGTTAGAATGGGAAGGAACGCTGGATGCTGACAGAAGCCTTGCTCAGGATATTCTCTATGAACTTGGCACAACAGATGTCACTCGAAGTAATCACACAGACAGGCTCTACCACACGCTATTACGCGCTCCTAGCCTCATTGGACTCCCAGAGCTTGAATACTCCAAGTTTATGGACTTCGCAGGACTCGGTATCCGATTCCACAAAAAGCCATTTGAGTTCCACAAAGGCTGGGTCTTAGTTCATGGTGACGAAGGATCGATGAACACCAATGCTGGACTTACAGCTCTTGGTCTAGCGCGTAAGTTTGGCAAGTCTGTAGTCTGTGGACACACCCATAGAGCAGGCATCAGTGCCTTCACAGAGGGCATAGGAGCCTCATACAGGACTTTGTGGGGCTTAGAGGCTGGGAATGTCATGGACAAGCGCAAAGCCTCTTATTTGAAGGCTGGCAGTGCTAATTGGCAGATGAGCGTGGCAGTCATAGAAACGCATGGAGATCGTGTTAGTCCAATGCTTGTGCCTATAAACAAGGATGGGTCATTTACCCTGTATGGACGATTATACGCTTGACATAAAGCGCACACTGGATGATGCAGTAGACGCTGGAGAATTGTTATCGTTTTGTTATACAAATCAACGCAGCTAGTGCTTGTCGGTATGTCACACTAATATCGTAAGCCAGTCAAGGGCACTGGATGCAGATAGGTAGGCAAATGATTTTTTATGCAGTTAGACTTTTTAAGAACCGCCAATGGCACATAATCCGCACATATTCATCAAAAAGCGAAGCATTAGAATTTGCAGAATTGCTTGATTGTGAATGGGATATTAAGGAAATGTCTTTGGAACAAATTAATGTTGAGGTCGCAATATGACAAATATAGAAAAAGCACTACTAATATGCTTCATAGGGTTGATATTCTCTATGACACTTATAGCTATAGATGCTTACAGGACAGGGCATGAACGCGGTCTTCGCGAAGGTTGGCACAGAGGTCGGGCACTTAGCCGTCAGGAATTCTGGGAAGAATGAAAGCCAATGAAATCTTACTCACAGCCACCGACACGATCAGTGATCGTGGCTTATCATATGGTCATCCTGCGGATAACTTGCAACACACAGCAATGCTGCTCAGTGCATACTTACAGACACCAATACACGACTATCAAGTGGCAGGGATCATGGTCTTGGTTAAACTTGCAAGAACTAATCAGTCAGCCCAACACATCGACAATTGGGTCGATCTCTGCAGCTATGGCGCACTCGCAGGGCAACTAGCCACTACGGAGAATGACTTGTATGTTTAATTTAGCCGATTATGAGACAGTAGAGGTGAGACTTGAAAAGTTTATTAAGGACTATCCAGATTTTCGCATTTCAACAGAGATGGAGCTTTGCGAGAAGGATAGATACATTATCAAGGCGTATCTATTTAAGACTGCTGGTGATAGCGTTGCGTGGACGACAGGATACGCTGAAGAAAAGATTACTGATCGAGGCGTTAATGCGACTTCAGCATTGGAGAATTGTGAGACTTCGGCTATCGGCAGAGCACTTGCTAATGCAGGTTATGCGACTAAAGGAAAGAGACCAAGCCGAGAGGAAATGACTAAGGTTGTTGCTACAAAAGTAGTAAAGCCAGCGGTACAGGATCTCGTACCACAGCAAGAGCAAGACTATTGGACTACGCCAGTTAATGAATACATGAAGGTAGTAGATGCGCCAGTTACCCTAGACAAAGCATTAGAGACTGTAGCTTCGATCATGGGCACAGGTGAAGCTGCTGAAGTACCTCAATGCAAGCATGGATCCATGGTCTGGAAAGAAGGACACAGCGCAAAGACTGGCAAAGACTGGGCTGCTTACCAATGCACAGCCTTAGGTCATTCAGGTTTTGAGGGCAAATGTCCTGCTATCTGGTATGTCATAGGTAGCGATGGTAAATGGCAACCACAGAAAGCGAGAGGCTAGTGGGTCACTTAGAATACTTTAACGAAACGACTGGCGAGTGGACTAACATTGAAGATGTTCCAATGTTTGACACCATCAACTGCCAGTTATGCAATGAGCCAACAGAAGCTCACGACATTGTTGCTGAGATTAAGTTTAAGGATAATCAGCCTATTGTCGGTACATGGCAGTGCAGAAAGTGCAAGGCAGTCAATGGATGATCGTCAGCAATTACTTACAATCTTGATCTTAGTTCTATTCATTGGTGGCGTTGTCATGGGACTGATGGTTAATGGCTAGTCAAGCAAGGAAGCACAGAGGTTTCCGCACAGAGCGCGTAGTAGCCGAGTACCTATCGACTTGGTGGCAGGGCGCGTGTGTGGGAAGGGGTAGTGGCAAGGATATTGTGAATGTTCCGTTTGATGTTGAAGTTAAAGCTAGGGCAGGCTTTCAACCTCTTGCGTATCTGAAGCAATTAAAGGCTCGGACATCTTCTTCGGGGGAATTGGGTTTCGGAGTCATACGGCTAAATGGACAAGGAGAAGATGCTGCTGAGTATTGCGCCATCATCCGACTAGCTGATCTATTGCCACTACTTCTACTTCAATATGGTCATTTAACCAGCGAACCCACAGATGCAGACATTGACCGCTGCTTAGCCTGTGGGTCTTACAAGATAAAGAGGTGCTTCACTTGCCAGCCTACGACTACCGATGCCCAGACTGCAATCTTAGTCAAGAAATCACACATGGATGGCACGATAGACCTATGATCCCATGCACTTATTGCAATGCACCAATGGTTAAAGTTATTGGCATTATCCCAGCTGTATTTAAGGGCAAAGGGTTCTACTCTACAGATAAATAGTTATCCACAGAAGTTATCCACAGGAGGTCTCAATGAAGCGACACACCGCTCTGACCAGCACTTATGTAAATGAATTTGACAGTCATGGTACGCTAACGGCGCAGAGCCTCTCAAAGGCTCACCGCGACCCGCTGAGGCGGGTAGGTCGCGGGGTGCTAGTAGCTATTGGGATAGCTCTATGCATCATGCCTGATGCAGGTGGATCTATACCAAAGCAATATGTTAGTTATAAAGAATATGCCTTACATCTATTAGGCTATAACTATAAAGAATATAAATGTCTATCTATACTCTATGGTAAAGAATCAGCATGGAATCCTAAAGCAGCTAATGGATCACACTATGGTATTCCTCAAGGTAGAAGTGAGTGGTTGCGTACACAGGATGGTTACTCTCAGGTACGATGGGGCTTAGACTACATAGGCAACAGATATGGTGAACCATGCGTAGCCTTAGATCACTGGAGAAAATACAATTGGCATTAGACCCAAGAGATAGCCGTAAGTGGAGAGCATTAAGGCTTCGCATACTGGCTAGGGATGGGCACGTGTGTGGCTATTGTGGACAGGATGCCACTACTGTCGATCACATCTTACCTATCCGTAAGCACCCAGATCAGGCAATGAATCCAGAGAACTTAATTAGTGCATGTCGTGAGTGTAATAGTAAGAAGGGGTCACGCTCACAAGGGGTTTTTTTAGCACAGACGTTCACCCCCCCTGTCTTTTCTGACTATATCTCCCCGATGCAGTCCGAACCGATGCTGGACAGTCCTTTTAAGACCCGACCTGATCCGAGTCAATGACAACTAAGACCAGAAAGCCCAAAGCCCTACGAGGGGCAACCAAGCCGAGGCTTCACAGTCCACTTCTCAAGGGCGAAAACAAGCTGCAAGATGTTAAAGACCTCTGCGAGATTGTAAAGATACCTTTGATGCCGTGGCAGGAGTTTGTCCTCAAGGATATGCTCACTGTGGACAAGGCAGA